TCGGCAACAGACTCCTTGCGCAAGTCCGAACGGAGGGTTCCGCCGCGAAGGACGTTGAGGACTGTAGCTCCTACTCCCGTACGTACGTTGCAGGCAATGCCCTCTATTGGGTATGCAGGGCTCGTAAAGATGAATTCGACCCAACGCAGAGTAGAAAAGGACGCAGAACAGTCGGAACCGGAGCCGAAAAAGAGGAATACGAGCAGGCCGAATTCGCCCTTGGAGAAATCTCTGAGCGATTCGTTGAATTCCCAGGTTACCAGCGACGACGAGCAGACGACGAGCGGGTCGGACGACACGGAGCTGGGGGAGGAGGCCTTCTTCGGGAACGTCGTAAGTTACGATTACTAAAGCAGGGTGGTAATCGATTGGGTAGAGGGAGACGGAACAATGCTGCCATGAATCAAAGGAGGGACGGCGGTCTGCTAAGCAGGAGCCATACTGTTCATGGTGAGTGTTTCGTATTGTTCGAACGAGATAGGACAGATCTAGTGTATATCTTGGATGCTGTAGATCAGACGCTTACCCACATACGGTTCAAGATTTTGGAGATCATTGACGATAGGGTGAGGGATGTCTACGCGTCCGTTATGAGCAGGGTCCTGGACTGTGTGGACAGGTTGTTTACCCTTGCCAAGACTGACGTGTTCATTGCTAACAACATTGGAACCTTCTTCGATCAAATAGTGTGGATGTCGTTAGCAAGTTTGGCTGGAAGCAAGTATCGACCCCATGAAGACCTTATGAAAGAGAAGGCAAGGAAGAAACTGGGAAGCTATGCCAAGGATGCTATCAGGATCTTGGGTGAACTAAACCGGTTGCCTGTTGATCTTAGGGTGGACCTGTATGGATTGAATAAGCTGAGTCTGTACCCCCAGGTATGCGCCTATGGAGTCGTCAAAGGTCAGTTAGAGAAGCATCAGGAACCCTGGGACTGTAAGTTCGACAGTGGAAGTGAAGAGGACAATGAGAGGGAGCGGTGTAGGAAGGAGATGTTTGTCTATATGCGATACCTGTATTGTAGGATACACTTTAACGCTCATGGGTACTTCCCCGGGAAGGTTAAAGAGGACGCTGAAGACAAACCTTGGCACTCTAGTTACAAGGAACGAGGTATCCCGAACACTGACTGGAGAGAGGTAATTGATGTGGACTTACGGAAGACCTTACCTAGTAATGTTCCCGACTTTGACACTTACCTCAGTCTCGCGGATAGCGCGTGCGCTCCTTCATCTAAGACTGCTTATAAGAGTATGGGTGACTACAGGAACGCGCCTACGTACGAAAAGCGGAAGCTTCTCTATTTCATGCAGAATACGGCAATCCCGGACGTAAGAGAGGCCCACCGGAAGTTCTGCGAAGCAGGTGAAGCGATGGAATTCGATCAGATAGCGAAGATCGATGTAGGTGTTGACTTCTGTACCGACGTCTCCACTGGAACCAGGTTTGAGAGGCAGAAGCCAGCTAGCCGTCCTTTCTACCAGGTTAGTGCTCCGTTCGGGTGCCTCGTTTCCAATCTAGAGCTGATTGTTAGGTACTTCCTACAGAAGGTTCCGCAGAGCCTCATGTCCATGTCTCTGAAGGATCGTGGAGAGTCGTGCATGCATATCAATAGAGTGGATCCTGGAATTGGTACTAGGGTTCTAGTCTCGGATGACAAGGCTGCATATTCTCCCCACATGGACCCAGAATCTCAAGCCTTGACTGCTCAGTTCTTTGCAGAAGTTAGTGGAGATGGCTCATTCAAGTCCGTCACCAACACTCTACTCAACAATGAGTTGTATTACCGAGTCCATGGCCGACTCGTTCACTACAACTCTAACGGTACTGATCGAGAGGGGTTGCGAGGAGCGCAGAATACTTGGTTAGAGGTAGTTGCCCATGCCTATCACACCCGGGACATACGCGAGAAGGGTATGTACGATGGCCAGACTAACTTCATAGGATTCATAGATGATGCTCTACGGAGATATGAGAAAGAGGTAGGAGGTAGACCTATGACCGAATCCGAGTTCAATAAGATACTGGATGACTTGTTGGAGAAGTTGCGAATCATTGGCAGAGAGTTCTCATGGGACAAAGCGTACGTCTCAGAGGTCTTGTCTACCATCCTGGGAGAGATATATGTAGCCGGAAGACCTATGGCAAACGGTCTGAAAAGTTACATCAGTTTCCGAGAGGTGGATGAGAAGCTGGTAGAGGACCTTAGTTCCTGGGAAGCTAACTATGCCTCTAAGGCTGGAGGTGCGAAGACTAGTAATTCAAATGAGATGGCCATCATGTACAGTTACGTCCACTTGACTCTAAAAGCCCACCATAGATTCGGAATTAGAGTGGGATCCTTGGGAGATGCTCCGCTAAATAGCGCAGAATACTGTCTATGGTGCCTCACTCCTACCGCTCTGGGTGGGGCAGGTCTGAGAGGGA